TTCAACTCAAAGATTCCGGTACAGGTCGTAAGCTTGTCAATCTTGGAATCTCGGGAACCACCCACAATGGCGTTCCGCTATTGTTTGACGAGAAACTTGCATCGAACGATGCGTATTTCGTGAACGAAGAATACCTGACGCTGCACATTCTACGCGGCGCCAACATGCGTATCAAGAAGCTGTCGTCACCGTGGAACATGGATGCAACAGGCCGCCGTGTTGTGTGGGAAGGTCAGCTTTGTACGTGGAGGCAATATCGCACCCACGCATATCTGACCAACACATAAGCGTGTGATTCACACGTAACGGAGAAGCGAAATGTCAGTATCAGGAATCCTCAAAGGTTCGAGACTTGCTTACGTAGTTGTAAAGCAGGATGGCTCGATCAAGCGCGAGAAACACTATTGGTCCAAGGATGGGATCAAAAAGAAGCTCGTCGAAGAGGATGCGGGATATTTGGTCTACTTCCCGCGAGGACATGCTATCAGGGTGAAGTCTCTGGCTATGCTTCGGCATTACCAGCTTCACAAAGAGCCAAGGATTATCCAGCTTGAAGGATTAAATGATCCTAACTCGCCTCTTGGTAAAATGTTCCTCTCCCAAGATCCACACCTCCGTATGGCGAGCTACCGCGAGCTTGAGCAAATGGTCATTAACTTGGCCGAAGCTCGCGGCAAGATCGAAGTAACCGACTACGTTGCACCTGATCCGGCTGACGAAGAAGCCGCTTAAACATAGGAGATACGCATGTTTCGTGATCGACAAGGCTTTATGCAGGGCATGAATATGTATGTCCCTGCTATGCAATACGCGAGTTCTCTCAATGCCAATGAGGGAAATATCGTGACGCTTGGACGACCTTTGGCTGCTGGCAGCAATCCTCAGACGGTCAACATGCCAGTCAATGTGAGCGGATATCTTCCCGATCCGTTCGTGTTTACTGACACGCCATACGGACGTAATATCGTTGTTGGGGTGACCACAGCTCCAACAGGCTCAACATCGATTCGTGTCTTTGGCGAAGATTATCTCGGTCAGCCTATGGTCGAGGATTTCGCTCTTGCCGGTGGTACGGGTAAGAAACCGTTCTATCGTGTTCTTGGCGCGCGTGGTATGCCGGGACATACGACTGCTGTGGCTGCAATCACAGTTGCTCGCGGTGCGAATCTTTCCTTACCGTGGAAAGGTTCAATCGAATGGGCGAAGGAAGCCGGTGCGTTTATCGATCTGACGTTCGCCAAGATCGTTCCGGCTGATCTTACTGATCCGGCAACCGCTGCCAGTGGCGATCCACGTGGGCAATATATTCCTACTTCTGCTCCCGATGGAGTAAAAGAGTATGTCATCTGTTTGCGTCCAGATGGCGGCATGAACGCGAATAACAATGGCGGTTTGCACGGCATTCGAATGTATAATGCTTAGTGTGAGTCACACAGGGGTTTCCTATGGCTAAGACTATACGAGAAATCGTTACTGATGCCCAAGAAGCCCTTGGTGACGTTCCGGGTGCAGGCGTGCAGACATATGCAGATGACCGTATGTTTCGTGACTGCATCCGGGCGTTTAATATCTTCCACAAGAAGTATCCGTGGGAGCAATATATATCGTGGTCAATGGTCGATCTCGATGGGGTTACAGGCAAAATTGTAGACGATACGTTCCAACACCTCAAGGACTTCGACGATATCTTCGCTGTGTTTCCTGAAAAGAGCAACTTCGAAATTCCGGTTCTAGACCGACGACGCAATCCTAATACGCTTCTTGGTACAAGAGGTTTGTTCTGGACAGCTTTACCGACAATCGATCCCGATTATCAGTTTAAGCGGTTGCAGCTCATTCCTCCTACTACGACAGGTAAGATCGTTATCTCTTGGCGACACTATCCTCGATCCTTTGACACTGCTGGTAGGCAGGAGCCTTGGGAGTGGGATGATGTCATGGACCTCGATGAGGACATGCTTGTTCATGCTGTGGCATGGATGACGCTATCGAGTGACGATATTAACTCTGGAGCGGCTCAGGATCAGCAAAATCTTGCAGATGACAGATTCCAAGAAATCACGATGACTCTGGCACGCAGGAAAATTACCCCGGCTTCATCGGGTGGACAGGTTCCATATTATTGGTATCCGACAAGTCCTAATCCGTAGTCTGTGTGACTCACACGGAGAAGCCAAGTGGTAGCAGCCTTCAAAAAGTCGAAAGGCCGCCCGGCCAGTAAGCTGGATTCGTCCACGCTTAAGGGTTTCGGTGGCGGCTGGAATGCAATCGATGATGACCTGTCGATGCAGCCGAATTTTCAAGTCGCCCTTGTCAACTTTCACAGGACAACATCTGGATCGCAGGCAGTGCGATTCGGACAATGTTTTAATTGTGATATCATTAGTGTCGTAAACTCTCCGATTGTAGATGGTTTCTATTTCAACGGTAAGAATGTTGTTGTTACACAAAGTGGACACATAGTAACCACAACGCTTGACGGAAGTGTGGTTACTTTAATTTGGAGTTCAGCTATCGCAGGGGCATTGCCGGGTGCGCCGGCAGGATGGCCTAGTGGAATTGCTCATGTAAGTTTCGTCCCGTTTAAAGATACATTAATCATTCATAACGGATTGAGTAAACCTGTTACGATTGACTCAACATTCAAAGTCACATATCTGCAAGATTTAGCTACAGGCTCAAACGTTAACGTTCCCATAGGCAATTATGGCTGCGTTGCGTCGAACTATCATTGCGTTGCAAGCACAGTTTATACTGGTGTTGGTGGTGTCATCACTGGCTATGGTAAGACTGAAATTGTAATTAGTTCTAAGGGTTCCGCTGGAACCTTTCCACTCGATCCTGCCCCGAATGATGCTATTTCAATCGACGTAGGCGCATACGCTCCAGAAGGTGCGGCATCTATTCGAGGTATTGCCGGTTTCAGAACGTATCTGTTAGTGTTCCTGCAAAACATTACTTTGCAGATTAAGTTAGGCGTATATGATGCGAGTTCGCCCCCGAAACATACGCCAGTGTTTCCAGATACATTACCTCAATTTGGTATTTTGGGTAATCGCTGCGTCGTTACTGTTGAGAACGATCTTATGTTTTGCAGTCTTAACGGGCTTGCTTCTGCGAAACGTAATCTATATGCACCTGACTCGATCACTTCAGATTTCTTATCTACACAAGTTGCGCCAGCATATAGACAAATCGTTGGAGGCTTAACTGACGATGATCAGTTAAATAAAGCATTTGCCGCATTTGATCGATTGAATAATGACTTCTTGCTATTTATGCCATTCGGGAGAGTGCTATGTTACACGTTTAATCCGCGGTTAAAGATGCACGCATGGTCACAGTATCAATCTATGGATTGGTCTGCGGCATGGACAAGTATACTTGGTCGCTTATTTCTGGTTAAAGGAACACGGATTTATCTCAGCGGCAACAATACATTTGCCGGTGAAAATTATTATGCCGATAAGATTTTGGATCGTGACTATGTTTGGAAAGACTCCGATGCCGGTACTATGAATGCTGGAGGATTGAGTTACGATGTAACTACTAATGAGGTATGGAAATGTGTAGTGACACACGCGAAAGTGGCTGGAGTCACGTTCGTACTGGAACGAGCGAACAATCCGTCCATGTGGTCGCTGTACGAAGGAAATCCGATCCAAATAACGTTCGAACTTCCGTGGATCGACGGGAGAGATCCCATGAAGCTGAAACAACTCCGCTATATAAGTATAGCTACGAAAGGCGACGCTGAATTTACATTTGAAGCTTATGTGGATAACTTGTTTAAGGACGTTACCGGAGCACCTATATATTCTCCGGGCGTTACTATGACTTTCATTGGCAACGATGCTTATGGATACGGATACGATGATGGTGGTTACGGCATGGGTAGGCGTTCCCGTGATCCACGTTTGTTTTCAGTACCTATTAAGTTTAAGACTATTAAGTTCCGTATCACTGGTAATGTCTCGAAGAAACTAGAACTTATTAATCTGTCATTCCTATACGCTCGAAGCAAAACCCGTGGCTTCATTCGATAGCCGTGTGAGTCACACAAAATGACAACAGAATATACAACCAATTTTGGACTAGCAAAGCCCGACTTCCGAATGGGACCGTGGCACGATCTTGTCAATACTAATATGGACAGGGTTGATGCTATGTTGTATAGCGCTCTTGCACAGAGCAACGTTGATGCTTGGCAGAATTCGACACATTATAGTGTTGGTCTTAGCATCATTGATATAAGTGATGCTACGGTTTGGATGTGTTCAATCACACATACCAGTTCGCCAGCACCGACAACCTTTGCACAAGATAGAGCTAATCACCCGACGTATTGGGTAAGATTGCTAACTGGGTTTGCTCCTAGGGGTGAGTGGAAACAGAGCACTCAATATTTTCCATACGACTTGTCTTAAGATTCTGCTCGCGGCATTATGGCTTTGTGCATTGTTCAACATATTAGTACAGCAACAGGATCAATTCTTACCGACGAAGCGAATTGGGCATTCCTATTGGATATGTCTGACGTAGGAACGATAATCGCTTCCGCGGTTACATACTCAAATAGTGCATCGGGCATTCCTAAGACTAACGTTCAGGATGCTTTGGATTATATCGAAACACAAATTGTGGGACTGAATAATGTTAACGTTGCCCAAGGCACTCAAATCACTGGTTTACAGAATGTAAATAATACACAGGATAATAGGCTCACAGCACTAGAGGGTAAAACTTCTGGTGTCATGACAGTACCGCATCTAGTTACAACAGATGGCGGAACGATTCAGGTTGGTGGTGCTGCTGCTATTGGGTGGTATAACGACGCAACTAACTTTGCGATTAGACCACCCGGAAATGGTTCTATATACTTTCAGAGCCAAGGTGGTGCAACAACCTACGGTTTGATTAGTGCATCAGGTTGGACCGTAAACGGAACCATAAATATTAGCGGTGCTCTCACTGCCAATACTGTAACTGCCGCTGGCAATATGTTTGTCAATGGCGGTGGCATATATTGTTATGGTTGGGGCGGTAACGGCAATATCGCCGTCATATTCCTTAACTCTGCACAGAATCATTATCTGTATCATGATGGCACAAATATCACATTCCAAGGCTGTGCCACAGTCAATGCCGGTAACGGTCGTTTGTGGGGTTCTAATGATTTCGGCACTCCTGTCAGTAATGGTCGGTTGGTTTATGTTGCCGATTATGCCAGTGGTTACAGTGCAGGACTTGCCGAACCTTATGGTGGGGCAGTTATCACAGGTGCCTCGGGATTCCAAGGGCCGGGTACTGCCCAACAAAACTGCATCATTAATCGTTATCGTTATATGCAGTTATACACAACAGGTTGGTTCACAATTGGATATGCATGATGAGCATCATTGACCACGGCTTTTGGGTAAAGTATATGCCCGCACAAAAAAGAGAAGATGCACCGATTGGTGCGATGTTTGCCATGCGCGAATCCGATGCTCAAGATTGGTATGAATATGTCCATCCCGGTAATCAATTCTCGGCTGACACCTTGAAATGTACGGTACGAGTTGATCCTGTTAGTGGTCTAGATACAATACATGCTCCTGTTACAGACGCTACCATGTTATTTCCAGATGCAGCAACTATCATTGAAATCTCAGGCGATTACAGCATGTATACCACTGACGAGTTAATTAATCAATACTCTGGAAAAGTAATCGATCTTACAACAGGTGATATTACTGATCCTCCACCAGTGCCTCCCACAGTAAGTATATTTGATGAGATCATGCAACGATTGAGTAAGTTGGAAGGCAAGTCATGACCACAGAATATACAAAATTCTTTAGGCTCAATCTGCCCGATTTTCGGATGGGGCCTTGGCATGATCTAGTCAATCAGGACTTCATCAAGATTGACGAGTTGCTGTCTGGTATTGCCCAAGGGACAGATACCGTCGCTTGGGACAACAATACGTTATACTCGGCAGGTACAACAGCTATTGACATGACAGACAACACATTTTGGATGTGTTGTGTGACTCACACGAGCGGACCTATACCAACCACATTTGCACAGGATCGTGCTGCGCATCCTACATATTGGACTCGTGTTGTTGCAGGGATTGCTCCTAGAGGTGAATGGACTAATAGCACACCATATAATGTTAATGATTTGGTTACTGTTGCGGCTGAGGGCTTGATTGCAATATGTAAAACGGCCCATACGAGTTCGGCAGCTCCAGCAACAATTCATACCGACATAGCTTACTGGACTATCTTACTTAATCTCGCATATGGGATTAAGGCTGTTCAGGTTTCTTATGACGATAGCGTGTCGAATCTTGGCAAGACTGACGTTCAACATGCAATAGAAGTTCTCGATTCCAGAACAGATGCTCTGGCTGGAAGCATTAAAGATGCTCCTAGCGATGGGAATCTATACGGTCGCCAGAATGCTGCTTGGAGTCCTGTTGCAGCAATTGTAGGACCGCAAGGACCACAAGGTATACCCGGCTTGCCCGGAACGCCCGGATCACAAGGACCGAAAGGCGACGTAGGGCCGCAAGGTGATGAAGGCCCTCCGGGACCACAAGGCGCACCTTCAACTGTTCCCGGACCAGCAGGGCCAGCAGGACCACAGGGACCACAAGGCCCGAAGGGAGCTGATTCGACTGTACCGGGACCACAAGGGCCACAGGGTAACACTGGACCAGCGGGGCCACAAGGTGCCGACTCGACTGTACCGGGACCGGCAGGCCCGCAAGGACCAAAAGGATCACAGGGTGCAGATTCAACGGTTCCCGGTCCCCAAGGACCAAAGGGCGACAAAGGCGACAAGGGCGATCAAGGTATTCAAGGCCCGCAAGGACCAAGTGGTACGGCTGGAGGTATTGCCGAAGCCCCGAATGACGGCCAGCAATATGCGAGGCAGAGTTTAGCTTGGACAGTTGTAGCCCCACCCGCCGGTGGTGGTGGCTTA